GATGCGGCGCAGCTCCATGACGCCATCGCCGTCAACGTCGGTGCGGATGTACTCGACGTTCTGCCACACCTTGCGCCGGCCGAGCTCGGACTGCTGATTGCGCAGCGATTGGCCACCCACCAGCGGCTCGTCGGGGAACCGCGCATCGAGGCGGGCATCCGTGGCAATGTCGATGTCGTCGTCTTTGCTGGTGGCGTAGCCGTCGATCGAGAGCTTGGCCTTGATCTCCGGGTTGTCGATCTCGGCCAGCACTTCGGCAAGGTAGACCTGGCGCTTCCAGCCAACGTAATCAGCCTGCTTGATCGAGCGAGCGCGGCGCGAGATGCGGAATTCCTCGGGCGGCACCGGTTCGACGCAGACACGGCCGACGCGGGGCGTGCGCTGCACCTTGATCGAGACAGTTGGCTCGGGGCCGTCGCCTTCGTCTTTGTCGGCTTCTAGAATCTCGTATTCCGGATCTTGGACGTAACGGATCACCTGCTCAAGCGTCAGGCCCTCGATCTCCTTGGGCGGGCAGGGCTCGGGGTCTTCGAAGTAGACACGAACAATGCCAACCTTCTGCAGCAGGCCGTCGAACACGAAGTCGTGGATCAGCACCTCGCCGTCGTTGTCGCGGAACATGACGTGGTGCAGGTAGTCGGCAGCCTGCTTGAGCGTATCGTCGCCATCGTCGAGGCCCGGATCATCGCAGCAGACGAGCTCGTCGCTCTCCCGGAACACCCGCATCATGTGCGGCATGATCCAATTCATCGTGTCTTCGATGTCGTGCGTGACGACCTGGGATCGCCCTTCGACCTCATCGCCGTATTTCTTGGCGTGATAGCGGTCCATCGAGTCGGCCTGCGATTCCGCAAGCTCGCTCGTGAAATACGACGCAGCGTCGGCTTCCTCGTCCTTGAGGATGCGGAGCAGGATGGCGTCGTTCATGTGCTCTTTGCGCTCTTCCGAGCGCTCCTTGGCGGGGCTCTCGCCCCAGTCACGTGCCATCAGGCCATGGTTCCGAGCTTGGCGCGGCGCGTCACCGCGTGCGATTCAATGACCGGCTCTGCGAATGTCAGAGCAACGGCATCCCATTCGTCGGGCGAACGAAGACCACGCTTGCGCATGTCTTCCTTGCTCTCAAGCTGCACGCGGGTGAGACTATCGTACTTGTAGCCGGGGCCTGTCGCATCGGCCTGCAGCGCATCCGTGTCGGGGATCTGCACTCCGCCCGGCTCTTCCAGCCAATCCTTGGACTTGCCCCACATCTCAGCGCGGCGGTTGACGTACCCGCCTTTGGGCTTGCCGTTCTCGTCGGTCGGCTGCGGCTCAAGCGGGGCGCTACCGAAATTGATAGCTGTCACGACGTAACCATACCCCATCTCGCACAGTCGGTCGTAGACACCAGCTCCGACGCCGCCCACGTCGATGAACAGGCGCGCCGGCTTCTCCGAGTCGATCACCTGCTTGCACCAGCCAGCCGCCTGCATTGTATCGAGCTTGCTCTTGTTCTCGATCTTCTGGACAACGCGACCACGGCGACGGGCCATCGAGTGACGATCGCTGCCAACCCATGCGGGATCGTACCCGATCACCAGAGGGCCGCTCGCCTCGCACACTCGCTTGCGGGCTGCGAGCACCAGGGACGCAGGAATGAAACTGTCGTGCCCCGACATCTGGAACGCCTCGGCCGCAGTGGCCGGGTATTCCTGCTTGAACAGCACGGGGTCTTTCAGTTCGGCAATCTTGTTGCGGCGCCAGACGATCTGCTCAAGATCGACGCCGTGCAGCTTCATGTACTCCTGCTCGTCCTCGGTCGGCTCGAAGCCATCGGGAACGGCGCGGCGATATTCCTCCTGCCAGTACCAGGGGATGAACACAGCAATGTAGTCGCCAACGCCGGCCTCGGCCTGCTGCCAGCGCTCGTGAAACTCGCCGCCGACGCCGTTGGCCGTGCTCTCAAGCAGGATCTCGGTACCCGGCAGATCGGGAACCGCCTGAACGACGCCGGCAAAGTGCGTTGGCGCGTTGGGCCAGAAGGCAACCTCGGACCCGTGAAAAAGCTGGATGGTCTGCGACCGGCCGACCGCCTTGGTTCCGGCCGTGCCGACTGCGTACCCGCTCTCTAGGATGTCGAACAGAAGTTCCTTGGCGTTGGATGCGCCCGTGTGCGGCTTCACCAGTTCCGGGCAGTGCGCATGGTAACGGTCCACCATGGCAAACAGGTTGTCGGTAGCGTCCTGCTCATGGGTCAGAATGAAGGTGCGGACGCCGCGGGCATGGGTCGTGCGCCAGTAGAAGCGGCCACCGATATAGGTGCTGATCCCTTGCTGACGGCCTTTGAGAACAAGAGCGCGGACTTTGCCAGTCTTGGCGCGCTGCTCTTCCAGTCGGGCGTGAAGGTACTCTTGAGCCTTGTTGAGCGTGAACGGCTGATTGCCGGCGCGCGGGTCTTTCGGCCTGATCTTGAGGCAGCGCGAGGCGTAGTGCGGGAAATTGTCTTTGAGGCGTTGCCTGATCTCTAGCTCTTCAGCCGAGATCGAGCGATTGGCGTGGGTGCTCATTTGAGCGCGTCTAGGGCCTTCTCGTGAGGAAGAACCTTGAGGTTCACGTCGGTCTGCTCCCGCCAGTCGTCACGGAAGCGGCAGTTCATGTTCTTCTGCCAGACGGTGGCGTTGAACTTATCGGAGACCATGCCGACGCGGCCGGCGTTCTCCCACCACGACTGGCATTCAGTGTCCGCACGCGTGCATGCATCCGAAAAGTCTTTGTGCGCAGCCTTCCACTCGTAGATAGACGACTTGGCGACACCGAAAGCCGAGGCCCACTCAGCAACGCCTTTTCCTTGCTTGCCCATCTCTAGGACGCGCTCGCAGAATGCGGGGTCGTACTTGGATGGGCGGCCCATCACTGCGGCTGGAATGTCGTTACCGTCTGCGCTCATGAGTTCCACGTGAAACTTATATGCAAGGTTGGAGTCTAAGCGTGTGCAACCCTATGGGATGCTGTCGCGTTCACTAGCCTATGCACCATGCGTCACTAGCCGAGTTAGTGCGCTCCGTCGAGGACTGGCGGGAGGCTGCCGGTGTGCTGTCGGACATTGCAGGGCTTGCCGGTGAGATGGCGAGGCTGGCAGAGGTTGTGTCGGAGATTGCAGCCAGGGGCGCCATGGTGGAGGTGGTCGGGCTTAGGGATGATGTGCACTTAGGGGATGGGCGGGTGATTGGGGTTGGAGATGTTGTGCGGGTCAATCGGTTCGTGGCGGATCTGCTGATTGAGCGCTCTATGGCTGCGCTTCCTTATCCAGCCTGTCTACTTCCCGCTCCATGTGGTCCTGCAGAAGCTCCGTCTCGATCTGGTTGAGGCGGACGGCTTCGACGAAGGCGCGGAATGCGGTTCCGACAGGCTCCGGGGCCATGATGGCGATACTAGCATCCCCGCCGGCTTGCTCAATGGCATTTGCGAGCTTCTGCCCGGCTCGAATGATGGAGATAGCCGGGCCAGACGCGGACTTGTGGACGTTGCTCAAGCTGCAGCCATCCCATTGAGGCGAGCGCGAGCGGCGGCGGCAATGGAGGTGCTGCCGTCGAGGCGGGTGACGTTGGCGAGCGCCTTGGGCTCGGGCTTCTCAACGACAATTTCCGTCTTGTCGCTGGGCTTGGCGGTCGGGATGTCGTCGGTATGAGAAACGTTGGCGAGCCGGAACGCCGTGGTGATGGCACCGGGCGCCAGTGCGGTCTGAATGACTGCCATGAACAGACCGATGAAAATTTGCGCCCAGCCGACAGAGTTCTTGTCGGGATCGAGCGACATCGAGATCAGCTTGGCGGGAAGCAGAGCCTGCTCGACGACTGAGGACTCGCCAACGTCGGTGTTGGCCGCAGTCACCTTGGCCTTCTCAAGCCAAGCCTTTGCGGCTGCGATCTTGGTGTCGAGACTGGTGCGCTCTTCGAGGATGGCGATACGAGAGGCGAGCTCGTCGCGCTCCTTGGTGCGCTCCAGGCAACGGGCCTTGCAGCCGCCGCGCTCGGCTTCGAGCTTGATCGCAAGATTCAGGCTTTCGAGTTTCGCGCGCAAAGCGTCGGCGCTGACCGAGGCGGCCCAGCCGTTCTGCTTCTGCAGCTCGTCGAGGCGGGCTTGGGCCGAGACGATATCCCGCTTGGCCTGGTCCACGCTGTCGCGGTTGTCGTCGAACTTGGCTTTCTGGACGGTGGCGCCGACGACGTTGCCGTGACGCTGGCCGACCGTGTAGCCGATATGGGACCACAACTCGGCAGAGACGAACATGACGCCGAGGGCGCCGGCCACGAATGCCATGGTCTTGTCGCCGCGAGACTTGAAGATGTCGCGGGCGGCGAAGATGAAGGCGGCGAGGATGGTGATGAGAACGAGGCCGGAGGCGTGCTCCGGGCTAATCGTCGAGCCGAACTTGTGGGCCATCTTGGCGCTGACGTACAGGCCATAGAAGCCGCAGCAGAGCAGGACGGCAATCAGCACGCGCGTGCTGGCGACGGTGGAGATAGCTCGCATCATGCGGGCGTTATTGGTGGTCATGGCGCGATCCTCGGCAGCTTGCATTGGCTGATGACGCGACCTTCGGGGAAATCACAGTTCTCAGCGCCTTTTTGGCACGTGACGAGCGCGAGCGTTGCAAAGACGAGTGCAGCCGTGAGGCTATGCATTTGACCGACCGTATTTTTTCGCAAGCCAATTGGTTGTGCTGGTCAACGCAAGGATGCCGCAACATGTCAGGGTGATCCACACCCACAGCAGCAACATCGCTTGGATGAAGCCGCCCAAATATGCGGCGAATTGCTGGAGCATGGGGTGTGATTTTCCGGGGCTCTGGTATGGTTGCGTAGAGAGTTGGTGATGCGTCAACGGCCCGAGCGGAGCGGTTACTCCATCGGGCCGTCATGATTTTTGGCGCAACTTTAGACGGGTGCTCAACGGCTATCTGCCGGGGCCGGGGCCGCACGCTGAGATCAGCGGCTCGTCCGATTGCGCTTTATGCCGCATTTTCGCCGCAAGGTCAACCCGGTCGAAGCTGCACGTAGCTCATCGCCTGTTGATGGGTCTTTCCGAGTAAATCGAACGCGACGATGCAGGAGCGCTGGCGCGTCTCAAGCACCTGAGCCTTGACCTCGGCAAAGGCCCCCTTGGCGATGATGACGTGATCCCCGGCCTTGTAAGGGTTCTCAGGGCGGGACGGAGGCCGGATGCGGCAGTGGGTCCAAAGACGGGCAATTTCGCCGCGTGAGACCGTCCCAAGGGGCTTGCCGCGCATGTAGGGCGTGTCGGCCGGCTTTGCCTCGGCGTAGACGTATCCAGCGGCGAGCGCGGTTGAGATCCGGCCGAAGCTAGGCTTGCGCAGTTTGGAACGTGGAAGGGCGGCCTTGATACGGGCTCGGCGGCAGTCGTCGAGGGCCTTATGCTCAACCTGCGGAGGGGTTGCGTAAACGTTGAGGCGGTTGCTCATGCTGTCTCTCCGGTTCTACGCCGAGCACACGGTAAGATGTCAGACGTTCAATTCCTTACCTTTTTCGTCGTCGTGCCAGTAAATGCGGCGGGCGTCGGCAAGCAGCGAATTGATTGCGCTTGTCAGCTTCCACGATGGGTAATCGGTGGTCATCTGGTCACGTAGCTGCTCCCATTCTTTGGCTGGCATGGTGATGCTCAGGGTGAATTCGATGTCGTCCGGGTTGTCGCATTTCAGTCGCGCTCTCACTTCCCCTCTCCCTCTCTGGTGCGGATGGCGGAGACAATTTCTCCGACAATGTAGACCTCACCACCGTAATCGCTTTTGATCTCAAGAAAGCTCTCAGCGATCTTGGCGCAGGCTTCGCGTTCGTTGGCGATCATTCTGCCAACGATGTCGAATAGGTCGTTTGCTGCGGCGGTCCCTACGTGCTGCATCGCCCAAGCGTCTAGTTCTCGGTCTAGTGCGCTCATGGTCTGCTTGCGCCCTTCACGCGCTTGGACGGGCGGACCTTCTTAGATTTTGATTGAGCGATACGCTTACTGACGCTCATCCTGCCTGGCTTCTTGACCAGCTCCCCGTCCTTGAACTGAAAGCCCTTCACTGGAATGCCTGTTTGCTTCACCATCTTGGCCTCCAATGTGCGGATGATTTGGAATACGGCGAGCTCGGCGTCAGTCCTTTCGCTTTGATGACCGTTTCGGCGATGAACTCCGGGATGATCGGGACGACGCTGTTCCCGAGGCACCTAAGTCGGTCCACCCGAGAGGATACGCCATCAGCCACTCGACCCACGT